CGCGCACAACTAGCTAAAGAGCTAGAACCGGGCCTGAATGCGTTATTTGGGTTAGAATACAATCGTTACGAAAACGAGCATTCTGAAATCTTTGACGAAGAAAGTTCTGACAGAGCTTTTGAGGAAGAAGTTATGTTGGGCGGATTTGCATCTGCACCTGTAAAAAGCGAAGGCGGAGCAATAAGCTTTGACGATGCACAGGAAACATACACTGCTCGTTATACAAACGAAACGATTGCTTTAGCGTTCTCAATTACTGAGGAAGCTATTGAAGACAACTTGTATGACCGTCTTGCGTCACGCTACACAAAAGCTCTGGCTCGTTCCATGGCTCAAACGAAGCAAATCAAAGCAGCAAATGTACTAAACAATGCGTTTAGCACAGGTGTTCATGTGATTGGCGACGGTGCAGCGTTATGTTCGGCAGCACATCCTTCGTTGTCTGGCAACCAAAGTAACTTGCTAGGAACAGCAGCAGATCTCAACGAGACTTCTCTTGAATCAATGCTGATAGACATAGCAGGAATGACTGACGAGCGAGGTCTAAAGATTGCGATACGCGGTATGAAACTTATTATTCCTAAAGAACTGCAATTTATTGCAGAAAGAGTAATGAACTCAAACTTGCGTAGCGGAACTGCGGACAACGATAACAATGCAATGAAGAATATGGGAATGCTCCCAGAAGGTGCGACGGTAAATCACTTCCTCACCGATTCTGATGCGTATTTTATCAAAACAGACGCTCCAAACGGTTTTAAATTCTTTAACCGTTCTTCTATTAAAACTGCCATGGAAGGTGATTTTGATACAGGAAACATGCGGTTTAAGGCTCGGGAGCGTTACAGCTTCGGTGTCTCAGATTGGCGTGGAGTCTTCGGAACTCCGGGAGCTTAATTGCTCTTTTAATGAAAATAGAAAAGGCGGCTTTGGTCGCCTTTTTTTATTTAGAAAAGGAATAAAATAAATGTCAAAACCGGGATTATATGCAAATATACACAAAAAAAATAAACGCATCGCCGCTGGTTCGGGTGAAAAAATGAGAAAACCCGGTACTAAGGGGGCTCCTACGGCATCACAATTTGAACAGGCTGCAAAAACGGCTAAAAAACCTACTGCGATGAAATATGGCGGAGCGGTTAAAAAGGCTAAAAAACCTGTAAAAATGAACTATGGTGGAATGGTTAAAAAGAAAGGAATAAAAAAATGAATTGGATTAAAAAAAGATTATCGGAACCGTCTTCATGGGGCGCAATTGGCGTTGGTGTAATTGCTATAGGAACAATTACAGGAATTGGAGAATTAGTTTTTGTAGGTTTGGGTTGTGCCATATTAGGTTTAATTCTTTCGGAAGAAGCTAAAAAATAAATTAAAGGTTGCACTCTTTCTTTTTATAAAGAGGTAGTGTACTCTGTAAACACCTTGACAGTCGTATTCTGCGGCTGACATTTGCCACGACAAGGAGATTTAAATGGCTAATTCAACATTTACCGGAGCGGTACGCTCCGAAAACGGTTTTACTGATGTAACTAAAAGTGCGACTACCGGTGCTTTTACAACAAACTCAACTTATTCAAATAATGCGTCTATCGGCGGTAACCTTACAGTAGCAGGGTCTGTCTTTTCTGGCGGAATGCCGACTTTAAAAGGTCTAACTGTAACGGCTAAAGCCACAGGAGCTACTATTTCTTATGTTGCTGGAATTAATGTCAACCCATTTACTGGGGGCGCACAACAGATCACTACTCTTCCAGCGGCCACAGTAGGTGTTGTGTGTGTACACGCTCAATCAGTAGACACTACTGGCGGTACTGCCTTTTTGAGCTTTGATTGTGCTGGCAGTGATGCTTATGAAACAGGCAGTATAATAGAAAGTCGTGCAAGTTCCGCAGTTACGTTTGACGCTTCTGGTGCTGGGGAGACTTTGTTAAAGTTCACTCCTGCAAACGCGACAACAAATTTGATGAGCATTGGTTCTTACATCTACTTCACTTGTACAACAGCAGGTTTGTGGAATGTCTCGTATAACCTCCAACATCTTGGTGCAGGTACTACTGGTGCGTTTGCTTTTGCCGCATAATTCTTAATTAGGTAGGGGGAAACCCCTACCGCTTTTATAAAGGAGATTAAAATGGCAGGATCAGATCTAACCCCGGTCATTATTAGCGATGAAGTAGCTCTAGATGCAGATGGTATTTCAACAGCGACTTCTGTTGGCAACAACGCAGCTCTAGTAATTGGCGGTGCTTTAGCTGATGGTGGAAGCGTCACAAATGCCTCTGGAAGGCAAGTAACAATTTTATCAGCAGGAAATGACTCTTCAAAATCATTTACTGTGGTTGGCACCGATGTAAATGGTGATACCTTGACTGAGTCTGTCACGGGAGCTAACGCTGGAACAGCAACAAGCTCTGGTTATTTTAAAACAATTGCAAGCATAACGGCTGTAGGTAATCCAGCAGGAAACGTATCCGCGGGCATTAACAATAATGCTTTAGGCGTAATTTTTGCGGGTAGATGCCGGTTAAAAGGTTTTTCTTTTGTTTCTGGCGGCACCGCCGGAAAAGCTAATATTAGAAATACAGGTGGTACGGGTACTGAATTAATACAGTTTCGATCAATTGGAACAGACAGCACTTCGGAAGATCCTTTTATTCCGGACGAAGGGGTCTTGTTTACAGCGGGTTGTTATGTAACATTTATTGTAGCAACCATGGACTTAATGATGTTTTATCACGCATAGGAGTAAACTATGGCGACTGCTCAAGATGTAACGCGAACTCCTTCGGGAAGAATAAAATATCGTGGAGAATCTTTTGCTGGATTTAACAAACCAAAAAGAACGCCAAATGCTAACAAGAAGAGTGCCGTTCTTGCCAAGAAGGGTAAAGACATTAAATTGGTTCGTTTTGGCGATCCAAATATGTCAATTAAAAAAGATCAACCCGCGCGAAGGAAGAGCTTTCGGGCTCGGCATAAGTGCGATACCGCAAAAGACAAGTTCTCGGCTCGATATTGGTCGTGTAAAGCATGGTGATGGTATGAAAGCTTTAGATGTGTTAAAAGAATTAGAAAAGCACGAAGCAGAGTGTTTGTTAAGATATAAAAATATTGAAGAGAAACTTAACGATCAAAAAAGCACTCTAAAATTGTTAGACGTTAAAGTATGGGGCGTTGCTGTTTTAGTTTTAGTAACTCCCTTTGCAGCTAAATTATTGGGGTAAGCATGGCAGTATCTGGATCAAAGAACTTTGAATTAGACGTAGCGGATTACGTTGAAGAAGCTTTTGAACGTTGTGGTTTAGAAGTTAGAACGGGGTACGATCTAAAAACAGCAAAAAGATCTCTTAATTTAATGTTAGCTGAATGGGCTAACCGTGGATTAAATCAATGGACTATTACAGAAACGTCTATTGTTACGGCTACTGGCGTGACAGAGTACCCAGCCGGCCCCCTTATTATGGTGGTAGCTTCTGACGCAGGTTTTGAAGTTTCAGAGACATTAACCGGTGGAACTAGTGGCGCTACGGCTAAAATTACAAACATACCCTCTTCGTCTGTTAGCGATTTAGAAGCAAACACCTTGTCAATAACAATTCCTGTAGGAACGTTTGTTTCTGGAGAGGCACTGACAGGAGGCACTAGTGGAACATCTAGCACCTTATCGGCTGCCATTGATTTTTCTAATGCAGCGAGTACAATTGACGTATTGTCCGCGGTAATAACAAAAGATTCTACAGATTTAAGTATAGATCGCGTTAGTCGAGAAGCTTTTATTAACATTCCAAATAAAACTAATTCAGGAAGAATTACGCAGTATTTTTTAGACAGACAATTAACGCCTGTTTTAAAAGTTTGGCCAGCACCTAACAATGATACAGACATTATTAAATTTAACAGGCTCACTAGAATGGATGATGCCGACATCTACACTAATTCCTTAGATTTACCGTTTAGGTTTTACCCGTGTTTGGCCGCAGGTTTAGCATACTATATTGCCATGAAAAGGGCTCCAAACAGACTGCAAATGTTGAAATCAGTGTACGAAGAAGAGTTTGACAGAGCTGCTACAGAAGACAGAGACAGAGCTTCTTTCACAGTTGTACCCGCCGTTAATTATCTTAGGGGATCTTAATGGCTAAATTTGCAAGCGGAAAAAATGCTTACGCAATATCAGACCGATCCGGGTTTAGATACAAATACAGAGACATGCGGAAAGAATGGAACGGTTTATTTGTTGGAAAAGACGAATTTGAAACAAAACAACCCCAATTGGGTCCTTTTAGAACAGTGGTAGACCCTCAATCTCTTCAAAATGCTCGGCCTCCTCAAGATGTGGCGCAAGAAAGAGCAATTAATTGGGGATGGTTGCCCGTAGGTCAGGCATATAATTTTGGTTTAACGCCTAATCCCCTAGCTTCTACGGGATCCGTAGGCAGTGTAACGGTGGTAATAACATGAGCTATACATATTCTACTTTAAAATCAGCTATTCAAAACTATACAGATAGTACAGAAACTACTTTTGTTGCAAACTTAGATAATTTTATTCAAGCGGCGGAACAAAGAATATTAAACTCAATAGATTTGCAATATTTTCGTAAAAATGTAACAGGGACCGTTACAGCAAATAATCAATTTTTAGCCGTTCCCACCGATTATTTGGCTTCGTTTAGTTTATCTGTTATTAGTTCTTCTAACAAAGAATTTTTGTTAGAAAAAGACGTTAATTTTGTTCAATCAATTAACCCTAATTCAGCTACTACGGGTACTCCTAAATACTATGCATTTTTTGATATAAACAGCTTTATTTTAGCGCCCACACCTAGCGCCGATGCGGTTGCAGAACTTCATTATTTTTACAGACCAAATAGCTTAACTGCCGGTGGAGATTCAGGAACTACTTGGTTAAGCACTAATGCTCCAAATGCTATGCTATATGGCAGTTTAGTAGAAGCATATATCTATTTAAAAGGTGAACCCGATTTAATGAAACTTTATACAGATCGTTTTATGGAGTCTCTTGTACGATTAAAAGATTATGGAGAAGCAAGAGAAAATTCCGACGCTTACAGGCAAGGACTACCGACTAGGGAGAGGTCTTAATGAAGATAGCTATTGTTGGTCTTGGTGGTAGTTTTTCAGATTACATATCTGCTCGCGTTAGGTCTGAAACATATGACGAAACATGGGGTATAAACTGTATTGGCGGGGTAATAGAGGTAGATAAAACTATTATGATGGACCCTGTTTCAAGGTTTTTAGACTCAGAAGATGCGGGTTCTCAAACAGGGTTGGCAAAAGAATTTTTGTTAAAGAATACTAAGCCTATTATTACTTGTGAACTAGATGACCGTGTTAAACACTTAGAAGAGTACCCTTTAGAAGAAGTAATAAAAGAATTAAACCTTTGTTATTTTAACAATACGGTTGCTTACGCAATTGCCTATGCAATCTGGTACAAAGCTACCGAGATATGTTTGTATGGCATTGATTATAACTACAAAAACGTCAGTATTGCAGAATCTGGACGGGCTTGCTGCGAATTTTGGTGCGCAATTGCTGTATCAAGGGGTATAAAGATAGAAGTTGCCCATACTTCCGGTTTATTAGACACTAATGTGCCGGATAATGAAAAATTATACGGTTATCATCGCTTAAAAGACCCTCTTGTTCAATCTTTTAGTGATAAAGGTCTTTTAATTACAAGGCAATCAGAGTGTTTGCCCCCAGAACCAATGG